TGCAAGCGGAAATGCTCAGTTATGGAAAGAGCATCAGTATCATCAGCAAAAACCTTCCATCCCTACCATGAATAAAGAAACTAAAAGCAAGTGTTGTAACGTACCAAGTAATTACTCTCAAATACCTGAGTTGTGCTGTGCTTGTGGCAAACCTTTCATCCCTCAAGAAGATACGCCAGTCACCCCAATAGAAGGAAAGAAGCTAAGATACCAAATAAATAAAATTAGAAATGGGTGTTGGAGACTTGAATGGGAAGACGGCTCATTCTCTGAACACAGTACACAAGATGGCGCTGAAAGAATGAGAATGCAAATAGAAACAAGCAGAGCTTCTCACCCAATAGAACCTTCGTGGGAGGAGCAGTACAATAAGTTATTTGATAGACACTTTCAAGCAAAGTACAGTGATATCAAAGCCTTCATCCATTCAGTTGAAAAGGCAGCAGAAGAAAAGGCAAAAGAAGGAATTATCCAAGACATACTAGAACTATGCAGATACAACGGTGAAATTCAGTCTGTAGATATATTAAAATACGCAAAAGCTAACGGTATTTCATTACAAGTTAAATAAAAAGTATGTATAAAAAATGTTGTTCTTGTGAAAACAGAATAAAAGGAAGGTTCCACGCTAGAAATAAAGCAAATTCTATTATGAAGTCAGAGTATTACTGCGAAAGGTGTTGGCAACTAAAAGGTCAGCCAGCCCCACTATCATTATCAAAGTTATATTTAAAAACTTATGCTTAGAACAGGATACCAAAATCACGAGCCTATATTTGAAACAAGGCTAGAATGGTTAGAAAGCCGTGGGGATAGAAACGAAAACGATTTATTTAAAGATAGAAAAGGTTACTTCACCCCTATGTCAGATGGAAAAGGTCGAGAAGTAAAAGTACATTTACCAGATTATTTGCAAAAGTAATATGAAACCAGAACTTCAAATAATATTTAAATTATGGGACTTAGAAAGAGAATGGAATAAGTTAGCTGACCCACAATTAAACTGGTATGGGAACATGACCTACAGGAGAACTACTGATAAAGAACTGTTTAGATTAGTAGATATACAGAACGAACAAAAAAGACTAAAAAAAGAATTATTAAAGCAAGTAGGTCTATGGAACTATGTAAAATATATCATTAACCCTTTAAAATTCACTAAAAAATTAACATGGAAGATATAAAACAAACATTGTGGGTAATAGTAAAAACTATGTGTGAATGCGAAAGTAAAATACCTGAACACTGCACTAAATTCAACGCAATATATAGCATTGTATCTTTTGCAGTAGCACAGGAAAGAGAAAGGATAGCAGAAGAATTAAAAAAAATAGGTGCAACCTGCCCTGAAGCATTTGGATTTGAAGGTCGAGATACTTTTCCTAATTGTGGAGAATGTATTATTTGTAATTTAATCAACAATAACTAACATGACCCAATCAAAGAAAGAAGAATTGAAGAAGTTAATGGGTACAAAGTATTTTTTAGGAAGCGACTCTTTAACAGATGAGGTGTCTGATTGGTGGCTCTCCCAGTTCGACAACCTAATGAATGAAAAAATAGCGGAGATTGAGAAAGTAAAGATAGAAAAGAAGTTCCCACAATATATAAAAGAATCTTACCTAGACTTAGATTCACAAGACTATAAGACAAATTCAGAATTACAGGACAGGATATTCAACCAAGCAGTAGATAAAGTCATTACCATTTTAAAAGAATAACCATGAAAGCAACAATAAACAAACCAGACATAATACAAGCGTTTGATTTCTACAAAGACAGAGTTTATTACAAGATAGTTCCTGGATTTTTTGGCTCAAGTAATAGAGTAATTAGAACAGATAGACTAGATAACTGGAATGAATGGAAAATAGAGTGTCAAAAAATGCCTGATAGAATATCAGTTAATGGGAAACTTTACAAATTAGTACAAGAATAACATGAAATCACCAATATTAACATGTCCTATGTGTCATGCAGATTTACCAAAAGGACACCCATTAGTAAGTTCACAATTAGAAAAGAAGCGATGTGTAGCCTGTAAGAAAGTTAAGGATAAATATTGCTTTTGTGTCTTTAAAAAAGCTAGACAAAATTAATAATAATAAGGTATAATTAGAGTAATATTAAAAGTAACTAATAAAAAATATATGAGAAAATCACCAACAGCTAGTAGAAGTGCTCAAGTTCGCAAAGGAATAGCAAAAGCAGTAAGTAAATTAACAAAGAAAGTAGCAAAGAAATAATATGAAAGTTAAACTACATCAGATAGTAAACAGTGCAGAGCCACTAAAAACTCTTATAGAAGTAAAACTTCCAGTAAAAATATCATATAGGCTAAAAAGGCTAGTAAATAAACTAGCCCCTATTTTAACTACATATAATGAAAAGAGAAACGAACTTGTCAAAGAGTTTGGCGAAGTGCAAGAAGATAAAAATATAAAAGTAACTGAAGAAAAACTTAAACCTTTCTTAGAGAAACTTAATGAAGTACTAGAAGTAGAAGAAGAAATAGATTTTGAACTTATTAACATAGAAGACTTGGGCGACGTGGTCATCGCTCCAAAAGATTTAGTAGAATGGATTTTTATAAATGAGTAAAATAAGTTTAACAGGTATACAAGCTAGAGATAGTGCAATACAAGGCTTAGAGTTTATAAGTAAAAGTGTTCGTGCTTCTATCGGTCCGTTTGGACTTAATATTTTATCAGAAAAAGGTAACCGTATCAGTAACGACGGGGCTTTCATAGCACAACAGTTGCTGCCGACTATTAACGACGAATTCCAACGCAGAGGGGCTACAGTAGTCAACGAGAATGTAACCAAAATCAATGACGAAATAGGCGACTTCAGCTCTACACCTTGGGCTTTACATGAAGCTATTGTAAAAGAAGCTGTCCGTTACCTACCAAAAGAAGGAAGTATCAAGGCTAAAAAGACTTATTCAGAAGTATCTCAAATGCTTGAAGAGGCAAAGAATGGAGTAATCAAAGAGTTAGAAAGTATCTCTAAGCCCATAGCTTCAAAAGAAGAGCTAATAAGTGCAACGCTTGTATCAGTAGAAGACGAAAAGGTGGCTGAGTTACTAGGCTCTATGCAATGGGAACTAGGAGAGAACGGCAGAATTATTGCCGAAGAAGTAAACGAAACAGAGTGCTCCATTGAAAAAGTAGAAGGTTTGGTACTAGATAATGGCTTCACAAGTAGTGGGCTCGTAACCAACCCAGAGAAGAACAGTCTTGAGTTAAACGACTTCCCTATATTCCTAACTAACTACACAATCGGGCAAGAAGAGCTATTAAACCTCAAAGCCCCACTATTTACCCCATTAATCAACCAAAAGAAACCAGGAGTTATTGTAATGGCAAGAGCCTTCACACCAGACGCTATCAAGCTATGTCAGGAGTCACTAACAACAGGCTTCGCTATTATTCCAGTAAATGCTCCATACACAGACCAAAAGGAAGTAATGAAAGACATTGAAGCTGTGGTAGGTGGTAGATACATAGACACAGAAGAGTCCAGCCTATCTGACGTATACATAACAGATATTGGATTTACTAAGAGGATTGTAGCCAAAGCATACAACGCTGTAGTTACAGGAGTAGAAGACGAAAGGTCAAAGGAACGAGTAGCCAAGCGAGTAGAAGTACTTAAAAAGAAACTTATCGCTTCACAGTCAGACTTTGAAAAGAAAAGCATAGAAGAAAGGATTGCCCAACTTACAGGAGGCTTTGCTATCCTAAAAGTAGGAAGCAGAAGTGTAACAGACCGAAAGAGGCTAAAGGATAAGTGTGATGACGCAGTAAACACAGTACGTCTAGCCTTAAAAGGTGGAACAGTACGAGGAGCAGGCTTGGCTTTAAAAGAAATAAGTGATAAAATGGAAGAAGGAAACATACTAAAAAGACCGCTACTCTGCATATACGAACAGATAGTCAGCACAGCTCCAGACGGATGGGAAGCACCAGAATGGGTAAGAGACTCAACCCTAAGCCTAAAGAAAGTACTAGAACTAACCTGTGCATTTGTGCCAACGTTTATCAGTATTAACGCAATAGCTACTGAAAAAGACCCTAAAGAATGTAAGTGCGACAATAAATCAAATGAGTAAAAAATCTTGTAAAGGGAAATGCAGTTTTAAAGAATGTTTCAAGTGTGCAAGTGCCAATATGAGCCACGATGAACTACGAGTGTTCATGATTAAGCAATATGAAACCAACACCTCAAAGAAAACCAAATAAGACAATGACTCCTGAGCAAATGATACAAAAAGCATTTACAGGAACTCACAAGATAAAAACCCCTAATGAAAGATTAGAAGAGCAAGCTAATAATATATTAAATGGAAAATAAACCAATATACAAACGAGTAACAGCTAATCTATTTAAGAAGACAATTGAAGATTCAAATGCTTCTTTTGTAAGTTCAAATATATATGTTGGGAATGAAGTGGTTATAGATTTGATTAGTCCGATAGAAGCGAAGTTGAGGAATTTACCAGAAAACTACACAGAAGAGCTTGAAATATATAGTAAATAAGATGTTAAATAAATGATAACAATAGCTATAGGCTCAAATCCAACAGTAGGACACTATGTGTTAGAACATAAGATATGGGTATTCTATTGGGTGTTAATTGTTAGAGACGGCAAAGTGTTAAACCATAACTTCATCATTAAAACAAAATGGTTCTGGTACGAAAATAACGGGAAATTTAAAAGATTTAGATTAAAATAATATGCCAGCTGGAAGACCAACAGAATATACACCTGAAATAGTAGAGAAGACTCTAGCTTATTTAGCTTCATGTAATGATATAGAAGAAGACAAAGAGAATGGAATAAAACAGAAAGTAAACCTACCAAGTATTGAAGGGTTGGCTTATGAAATTAAAGTAAATAAGGACACGATTTATGAATGGTGTAAAGTACATCCAGAATTTTCCGACGTTATTGACGATTTGCGAGCAAAGCAAGCAAAATACCTAATAAACAAAGGCTTATCTGGTGACTACTCTCAAGTAATAGCAAAGGTGTTATTAACAAAACATGGCTACATAGATAAACAAGATGTAACAAGTGACGGTAAAGCTATTAAAGGAAATAGTATAATGTTTAGTAATTTTAAAGATGAAGAATAACTTTTATCCAACTAAAGATGAATCATTGCAATTTAGTAATATACTAGAAAATTTTGCATTATCACAAAAGATAAAGAAAGAAGCCGAAGCTCAAGGAATTTGTGGTTGTGAGATGTGTCTTGTTGGAGAATTTACATTGAATGAAACAAATAGTAAACGAAGTATATAAACCACTCTTTACCACCAACAAGACTTATATAATCTTAATGGGTGGTAGAGGTGCAGGACGTTCAACAGTAGCTTCTCAATATGCTACAGCTAAGTTAGTTGCTCCTGAATACTTCCGTTGTGCCATAATGCGTTATGTTCTAGGCGATATTAGAAACTCTATCTATAAGGAAATAATAGACCGCATAGAAGATACAGGCATAGCAGACAGCCTAGATATAAACGACAGTACAATGACTATTGCTTATGGGGCTAACTCTATCAACGCAGTAGGTTTTAAAAAGAGTTCAGGCGACCAGAAAGCTAAACTTAAATCTTTAGCTAACTATACAGACGTTATCATTGAAGAGGCTGACGAAATATCAGAAGAAGACTTTATCCAACTAGACGACTCGTTAAGAACATTAAAGGGAGACATCCGCATAGTCTTGTTACTCAACCCACCACCTAAAAGTCATTGGATTATTAAGCGTTGGTTTAACTTATTACCTAGTGAGAAGAAAGGATTTTACATACCAGAACTAAGGTCAGACATAAAAGACGCTTTAGTGATAAGGAGTTCATACCTAGACAACCTAAAGAATATAGCCCCACGTTCTATACAGAATTACAGGAACTATGAGCAATCAAACCCAAGCCACTACTACAACATGATACTTGGGCTTGTACCCGAAACTGTACGAGGCAAGATATTTAATAACTGGAGAGAGATAGAAAGCGTACCATTTGAAGCTAGACTAATACGCAGAGGGCTAGACTTTGGATACTCAAATGACCCAACAGCCCTAGTAGACATCTATGAGTACAACGGTGGCTATATCCTAGACGAACAACTATACAGAAAAGGAATGCTCAATAAGCAAATAGCAGACTATATCAACAACCTAAAAGAAAAAGACTGCATAGTTATAGCTGATAGTGCCGAGCCAAAGAGCATAGACGAAATCAAGCTATACGGCGTAACAATAATGCCAGCAGTAAAAGGAACTGGGTCAATCAATAGTGGTGTAGCATTTATACAAGGACAAAAGATAAGCTACACAAAGAGGTCACTAAACCTAAAGAATGAATACGAGAACTACGCTTGGTTTGAAGATAAAGAAGGTACAACAATCAATAAGCCAAAGGATGAATACAACCACTTAATGGACGCAGTACGTTATGCTCTAGGCTCTGTGTTGTCTCCAAATGAGTTTATAAGCGAGGCTAAAGTAAATTATACTTATTAACAATTTGACATTGACTTAATAAAAGAATTATACTTAAAATAATTAACAAAACTTTTAACCAATATCACATTTGATAGCAAACATTGTAACCAACGATAAGGGAGAACCAATAGATGGCAATGGCAACAAGCTAGCCGAGTCTTCATATAATCCACCAGAAGAGATTAAGAAGTTATTCGCTAGAGTACAAACAGACTACGCAAACGCTTGGAGGCTTCAACACAGAACCTTTAACGAGTTTGACAGCATGTCATTACTAGACCGAGCAAGACTAGACCAAGAAACATTCGGTGCCTTCGTAGGAGCAGTTCAAGAGCCAGCAAGCAAGGCATGGAGGTGGAAAGGGAGAAAGAACACAGCACGAAACAAAGTCATAGGAATATTAGCTCACTTAATAAGCGGTATGTTATACCCTTATTTTTATGCGTATAACGAAGAAAACGAAGAAGACGAGACATCTGCAAAGGTTATGCGTATCCAAGTAGAAGACGCTTTAAAGAAAGCAGACTATGAAATGAAATTCCTTTACATGGTAACTTCTGCCCTAGTAAACCCAGCAGTTCATGTAGAAGTAGAGTATGTGGAAGCTATGCAGAAGATTAAAGAGAAAATGGCTGACGGAACTTATAAAGTAACTGAAGCTGTGGACATGCTCCTGTCAGGTGTAGGGTTAAACATAATCCCTATAGACCAGATACTCCCTGCTGACTTTTACACAAACAATGTACAGAGACAGCCAAACTATGCAAGAGTACGCAGAATAGCTTATGACGAAGCACGAGAAATATACGCAGGTAAGTTCTTTGATGACGGTGTAGACAGATTTGATTATGTAACCGCAGGAATGACACGCATTATGCTTGCAGGTCAAGAAAACCAAACACTTTATGACATAGAATGGACTGAAGCAGATAGAAACTATGTGCAAGAAATAACCTTATATTACAGACCAGAAGACTTAGAAGTTACTTTTGTTAGTGGTGTGTTTATGGGCAACTACAAAGACTGCTATAACTCTAACCCTTTCAAGCACCGCAGAATGTCTCTAATAGGCAACGAATGGAAAACTATACCAGTTTACCCATTTGCTAAGACAGGATTTGAACCTCTCGACCCAGCTGGACGCTTTTACTATTATAAATCTGCTTGCTTCAAAGAGTTTTGGGACGACGCTAGCATAAATCGAGCCTACCAGCTGGCTCAAGATGGTATGTTCCTAGACGTTATCAAGCCTATATTCCTGTCAGGCGTATCTAAAATAGACCAGACAGTAATGGTTCCAGGTGCAACAATAGCAATGCCACAAGGTGCAGACGCTAAGACTTTCTCTCTAAGTCCTAATCTAACCGCAGCACTTGAGATACTACGAACTAACAAGGATGATATAAGTGAAAGTACCCAAGACGCGTTACAAAGTGGAATGGCACAGAAAGGAGTAACGGCAACGGCTTCAATGAAAGCAGAACAGAATGCCCAAGTTATTCTCGGAGTATTCTCAACTATGATTGCAGACCTCATCCGCCAAATAGGTGACTTGGTTGTAGACTGTATCAAACAACACTCAACCATAGGCGAGATAGACGCTACTGTCCCAGAAGCCCTAGCTATGAAGTACAAGACTCTAATGGTAAAGAGTAAGGAAAACGGTAGAGATATAACCAACAAAATAGAGTTTGACTCTAGCCTTATGGGCATGAACCTTTCAAAGAAACAAGCAAATGACATGGAATGGGACATGTATGAAAAGGCAGGCGGTGCAGATAGTAAAATGGTTCACTATAAAGTAAACCCTTACAAGTATGCTAGAACACAGTTTAATGGCTACATAGACCCTTCCCAAATTATGTCTCGTTCTCTAGGCACTGACCAATTGAGAAAAGAGCGAGCATTTAACATGCTACTTGACCCTAGAGTATCACCATATATCAACATCCCTGAAGTGGTAGATGAGTTCGTGCTTAAAGAGTTCGGAGGTGCAGACCCTGACAAATTTAAGAAGGCACCAGAAGAAATACAAAGCGACATGCTTAACAGCATAATGGGGCAAGGTGGGTCGGCTCAGCCTCAATTACCAGTTAATCAATAAAAACTATGAAAGGAAAATCTCCTAAAAAAGAAGTAAAGAAAGCAAAGAAGGGCGGAAAGTGTTAAATTATAAACTTAACTAATAAATCAAATGGCAAACAACGGAACTAAAGTAATGGCTAAGAAAGCCAAGGCAGGCATGAAACTACATACTTTTGTAGCTACAGGTGGCAAGCCTTCCAATTACAACAAAGTAAACGCTAAAAAGAAATAATATGAAGTACGGCTGGGCAATAAACCAATCAAAACTTAATAGGGCTATCCAACGAGCATGCCAGCTAGAACAAACTGCACCTGAGAAAAGAGACGCACGCATTAAAGAGCTGTATATTTCTTATGGTGGGTTGTTAAATAAAGACTATGTGGAAGAAGTTGAGACAGTAATCACAACAGCCACAGCGATAGAAGAGCTACCCGAACCAACAGGCACCGAAACAGTAATCGAAACAAGTGAAGTAACAACAAATGCTACAACCAATAACGAAAAACCTAATAAAGCAACTAGAAAAAGCAGAACTAACCCTAGAGGATAGAATAGCCCTAACAACAGCTCTGCTAGACAAGTTAAATGCTTTACCTATAGGAGACATGATACTCTTCACAGAGACAGGGCTAATGATTAACGGCAAGGAACTGGAACCAGACCAAGTCTTAAACTTCAGAGAAGCAAGTGTTTCATTAAAAGACAACTTCGCTCGGTTGATAATCCATGAGCAGATAAGACATAAGGCAACTGAAGCAGGTATACATAAAGCACAAACAATAGACGAGCTTATGTTTTACAAGGCAGCAATCTGGTGCTTGAATGAAGAGAATATACTCATTAACAAGTTATCCACAATTGGACAATAGATTATAAAAGTTTTATTATTAAAGTAATACGCAACCCTTGCTATAAAGGGACAAATGCAACTAGGGCTACAACCTAGACAAACTATGATAGACAATATAAAAATGGAGGACTTAGTAGAACAGGTAGACTCAACCTCCGAGACTACAGAGCAGGTAGTGGAAACTTCGGAAACAGAAACTACCGAACAAGACCCTTTGAAAATAGAACTTGAGAAAGTTCAGAACAAGGGAGGAAGAACAGAACTTGAAAAAGCACAGTTTTCTCTAAAGAAGAACGCTGAACGCCTAAAAGAACTCGGAGGTGACCCAACTTCAGTACTAGGCATCCAACAAGTAAAAGAGGAATACGATGAGGAGAACGAAGATGACAAGCCAGTAACTCTCGGAATGCTCAAGAAAATGCAGACTGCAACCGCTACTAAAACAGCCTTGCAACTAGCAGATGAGATAACCGACAACACAGAAAAAGAACTGGTTAAATACTATCTTGAAAACCGCATACAAGCCTCTGGTAACCCACAAGAAGACTTGAAAGATGCTAGACGTATGGTCAATGCTGTAAGAAACGAGCAGATTGTCCAAGAAGTAGCACGCAAAACTCCTCCTAAAACACATTCTAACTCAAGTGGTATAGACGCTAAACAAGAGCAAGAAATTGTGCTCACAGCAGATGAACTTCAATTCATGAAACCTCCATTCAGTATGTCCAAAGAAGAAATAGTCAAAGCAAGGAAAGGAGAAAACCACAAGTTCAAGAAATAGCTCAAATTTTATTTTCAATGGGTCTTGTATTAAAAATTATTTAATATAAACCCAAAATGGCAGCAAACCCAAACGCAATAATCATTCTCAATGAGACTGACCCACGTTTCGCAATACCTAACATCCTTGTAACATCAGGTGGAGTAGGTACAATCGCTACAGGAACACCTACTAAATCAGCAGACGCTACAACAGCAGCTACTGGTGCAGTAGTTCCTATGGTGGACGGTGATGGAACAACATCACAAAACTTTACTGGTATCGCTAAGAACACATCAACAGACACAGCTTCAGCTAACGGAGTAGTAACTCTTTGGCTTCCTTTGCCTGGCTATGTATACGCTTGTAAAGCTAAGACAGCTTCAACAGCAGATACAGCAGCAGAAGTACAAGCACTCTTCAGAAAGAGAGTGGTTTTTGACCTTACATCTGTAACCTGGTCGGTAGATGCAGCAGCAGCAGACGCAGCCGCTAACATGGTAACTATCATCGGTGGTGACTATCAGACTCAAACTCTATGGTTCACTTACAAGAGTACTGGTACATGTATCGGACAAATCGCTTAACCTTACTAATTTTAACTAAAATAAAAAAATGAATAACGATAGCGCCCCAAATTTAATTCTCGTCAAGACAGCTTTAGACAAGCTCCTAGACGACGCACAAATGGAACAAGCGACAGTTGCTAAGGCTACTGCTCTTGACCCAGTTCTCTTTACTCAGACCACAGCTTACAACGCAGCAGTTGTTAGTTCTGTGCTTGGTGGAGGTGGTTACTTCCAGACTACTACAGACGATGTTCCTCTAGTTCCTGAAGCTAGTAAAACAGCCGCAGCAGCTAAGACATCTCTTGTTTACGAATTCCTACAGAACATGCCTATCTCTCGCACTTTCATGGCAGACCAGCAATTAGATGCAGTTTCCAAAGCAGTCCGTCAGCAAGGTATGGCTTATGTTTCTTCACGAGACAGAAAGGCTTTCCAAGCGTACGCACAAGGCTTCGTTACTACAACATTTACCACTATTGAGGGTGTAGCTTTGTTCTCAAACTCACACGTTAACCAGAACGGAGATACTGTAGATAACCTTGAGACTGGCGTTCTTACAGACTCAAACCTTAACATCATGGTTAATAGTCTAAGAACTCAGCTTAACCAAACTGGTGTTATCATCGGTTGGGAGCCTAAAGCTCTTTTGACCCCTTCTGTTCTTCACCAAACAGGTATGGCAACAGCAAAGTCTGTACTACGTGCAGGTACTGGAAACAATGACCTTAACTACTTCTCTGAAATGTACCCTGGTATGAAAGTTGTGTACTCTCCATTCCTAGATGCAACTTCAACTACTGCATACTTCCTTGCTTCTTCAAACAACGGAATCATGCGTGCAGAACGTGAAGCATTCTTCACTAAGCTCGTAAACTGGGAGAACCAGCCTAACGACCAATACCTATACAAGATGCGTGCAAGAGAGGTGGTAGATACTATCTCTTACGATGGACTTGTAGGAAGTAACGGAACAGTCTAGTCTTTGTCGGAAGATTAATTATTAATTAAACGATAAAAAACTATGCCAGTAACAGATTTTGGAGGATTAGCAGCTCACGACTCTACAACAGGTATTGGTTATGGAACAGGTGCAGGTAGTACAGTGACACAAATCACTAACTCTGCAACAGCCGTAACAATCAATGCAGTTTGTGGACAAATCACTACAGTAGCACTAACTACTGCTGGTGCAGCCGAAGAAGCCTTTGTTGTAAACAATTCAACAGTTGACGCAAATGATGTGGTTGTAGTTTCTACAACATACGCAGGTGCAGGTAAGCCGATTGTATTTGTTACTAACCAAGGTGCAGGAGTATTCACTGCTAACATTACTAACGTAAGTGCATCAGCACTTGACGCAGTATGTGTTATCAACTTCGCAGTAATCAAAAGCGTAACAAGTTAGTTTCTCTACCTTGCCCCTTACCTTAGGGGGCAAGATTAGGGAAATTAAAAATTATTAACTAATTAAAAAAACTATGCAATTAAGAGACAATTATAAAGTAGAATATATAAGTACAGCTACAACTACTCAAGTAGACACAGGACAAGGGCAATTAGTAGCCATAGTGGTAGGTGAAACTGCAGCAGGAGCAATATCAATTATTGATAACACATCAGGCTCAACAGTAAACATCGGTACACTAAAAGCATCTGTAGCAGAAGGAACATACTGGTTTTTAACACAATATGCAGCTGGACTCCGTATTATTACAGCAGCAGCTTCAAAAATAAGTGTTATTTATAATCCTATATAATAACGACATTAATGTTATAATCTAAAATATGCGAAACTCTAAAGGACAATTTATCAAAGGAAATAAACTAGGTCTTCAAAAAGGACACAAGATAAATGTTGGACGTAAGTTGTCCGAAGAGAGTAAACAGAAGATAGGGGCTAAGAATAAAGAAAATACTAAAAGACTGTGGGAAAATGTAGAATACAGAGAACATATGAGTAGAGTTCATACAGGACATATCCATTCAGAAGAACAAAAAATAAAAATAAGTTTAAATGGAAAAGGAAAAGCGAAACCTCAAACTGAGGAACATAGGCAAAAGAACAGCGAAGCCCATAAAGGATTAATGACTGGAGACAAGCACCCAAATTGGCAAGGAGGTATAACACCATATTACAGAATACTAAGAGTAGCTCGCTTAAAATCAGTTGGAGGCTCTCATACAAAAGCAGAATGGGAAACTCTAAAAGCACAATACAACTGGACTTGCCCTTGTTGCAAAGGTTCAGAAATAAAACTTACAAAAGACCATATAATCCCCGTAAGTAAAGGTGGTTCAGATAATATAGAAAATATACAGCCTTTATGTGGTAGTTGTAACAGTAAGAAAAATGTCAAAGACATAAAATATGATTATAAACTAACAGAAGAAAATATATGAGTTTACATACTGTATCCTCCCTCAAATATAGTGTAGCTGGGATGTTAAGTGGCGTGGATACCTCCAACATTGACGATTTGAATGGGTGTCTCGAGAGAGCCGCCTCAACTTTAGCTCAAAAAGCAGACGTCCCTGAGATGTCTGGTATACAAAACATTACCCTCTATTCGGGGGTGTTTGACTATGCGTGCGATGCTAGAATTTACGGCACAGCTATAAACGACATACGTCCTCAAGGCATAACTCGTAACCCTAACAACTTTGTTACTAAAGTAGACCAAGAAAACTTCGACAGAACAAAGCAATGGTCATATCCTGGCACAAAAGCTACATTCCAATACTCTAATGGCTCACCAATAATCAGAATTACAGCCCCATTCCCAAAGACTCAAGCAATCATAGACCCAATGAGGACCATAGGCACAAGCCCTACACAATGGGTAGCAAGTGGCTCTGCTTCCAACCTAAAAGTAGACAACACAACATTCTATGCTTCACCAGCTTCGCTAAGATTTCTTTTGACAGGAAGTAGTACAGGTATACTTACTCGCACTGAAGCAAGTACAATAGACATTTCAGACTACGAAGATGTAGGCGTGGCATTCCTTGCAATAATGATACCAGACGGAGCAACTGCAACTAACTTAACAAGTGTAGAACTAAGACTTGGCTCAGACAGTACAAACTACAACAACGTAAGCAATACAACAGGATTTCTAGGAAGCTGGATAGCTGGTCAATGGCTCATTGTAGCTTTTGACTTCGCTAGTGCAAGCCAAACAGGTACACCAGACTGGAACTCTATTGACTATGTACAAGTACGCTTTGCTCACACAGGAACATTCACTAACTTTAGAGTAGGGGGGCTTTGGATGTCTATGCCAACACCTGCACAGATACTTTATCAAAGTGCTGCAATCTTCCTCGCTAGTGGCTCTACAAGCCCCACAGTAGCTATTACAGCCGACACAGATACAATCACCCTAGCTGACCCTGCATACAACATATATCTGCAAGAAAGTGCTTTAGCCGTACTTCAAAACACAGGAGCAAGTGCTACAGACGCTACAAGTATCAAGATAAATCAAATGTTAAATGGAAGCCCAAACGACATAGGCTTATACGCACGCTTTAGAGGAGATAATCCTTCTCAAGAAATTCGTACAACAGGGTCGTATTATTCAACTGATATGCCGTATAAAAACTACGGTGGATACTACTAATGTCAAACGCTGGAAGTAAAAACTTTGAGTTCCCAAACATGCAATCCGAATGGGGCGGGTATTTTTCCAGCGTGGACAAAACGAAAATAGCTCCTAACTTAATGGTAAGTGGCTCAAAGAATATCTACAAGAAACTATCAGGCAATCTAGCAGTAAGACCAGGACAAAAAAGACAAGGAGAAGCAAACAGCACAATGTCTGCATGTTCTTCAGAGTTTGTATGGAACACTTCTTGGGGAGAATTCTACACAATGGTAGTAGCAGACACTAAACTCTATGTAGTAGTAGACGAGGTATGGTATATTCTCCAAAGCTCACTAACTAAAACTAGATATGTATTTGATAATTGGTGGAATAACTCACTTAAAAAAGACCAACTATTATTCGTAAATGGTACTGACGACATGCAGATGTGGAACGGGGGCTTTGGACTTATCTCAAGCACTACTGCTAACACTATTGTACTAGATAGAACTATCACAGAGTCAAGAATAACCGCAGCATCAGGCTCTGTAGTGGTAAATGGTACAACCTATGCATACACAGGCTCAGGCGGTTCTACCCTTACAGGCGTGACTCCTAATCCAACAGGCGAAGTTAATGGAAGTGGTGTACTACAAGTAGTCACAGTATCCTCTAATACACCAGCAGCAGATTTTAACGCTGATTTCTTAAAGGTAATAAACAACCAAGTTTACGTAGGCTCCTATACTTCAAGACTTATCTACATGTCACAAGATACAGACTACACTAACTACACAGTACCTAGCCCACAAATAGCAGGAAGTCCTGGACTCTTTGTCATGGACGGTGTTACAAAAGGTATTGGTGTAAGACAAGGTAACGCTTGCGTAGGCTTTGGCTCTAGTGGCTGGGCTGTTATTTCTTTTGAGCTAGTATCAAACAACTCTGTCATCACTCGTACAAATAAAATAGACGTTAAACCTGTAGCGGTACTTCAAGCACCATATGCACATGAATTTATAGACAACGTAGGCGACAACCTTGTGTATCTCGGTCAAGACCAGCAAGTCCGTGTGTTTGGAGATTTTAATAACTTATTCGTGGCAGGCTACCCGTCACTTTCTCAAGAAATAGCAACAGAACTAATGGAAGAAAACTTCACAAGTGGAAGTCTAAAATGTATTGGAGAATTTATATATGTAACCGCTCCTGCTTCTGGTAAAACTTACCTGCGCCAAGAACGTACTAGAGTATCAGAAGACGGCACAATAGTAGCTGAAAGACTATGGCACGCACCTTTTATATGGAACGCAACAGCAATAGACCAAATAGACGGCACAGTAGTGGCGTTTTCAAACGCAAACCCACAAATCTATGAAGTATGGGACACAGGTCAATGGTACGATGACTCACCATCTGGTGAAGAACTACCTTATTCTTGTGTTATTGCTCTAGGTTATAGGTCAAATAACAGACGACAAGGGTTACAACAATTTGACAAGTTATTCACCGAAGGCTACATCTTGGAAGGCACACCACTTAACTTTACTATCAACTACGATTATCAAGGCTCTACACAGGTTATAGGTGGAGTAATAAACAGTGTTGTAAGACCTGCAAAGTTATTCACAGGTGACTCTCCTGCTTCTCTAGGTGATAGTAGCTTAGGTGACGAACCACTAGGAGATGGAGAAATCGGAACATTCGGATTAGCCAAGTTCAAAAACATAAATTCCCTTTCAGATGTTAACTGTTTTGAGTATCAGCCAATAATATACAGCGATGCAGCTAACGCACAATGGGAATTGTTAGGCTTAGCAACCAATGCACAAAAGTCAGACTTACAAGATGCAACTTTCATTATTAACAAATTAAGATAAATACTATATAATAAATAAAAATGAGCACATATAATCCCGCAGGAGGACAAACATATACACTCTCAGGTTCGATAAGTAGTACAGCTACTTCCATAACTTTATCATCCTTCACAGAACCAGTAACAGGAACTGTGTACACAATGGCGAACTTAAACACAGACATTGCCTACGGAACTATTGCACCTAAAACAACTTCTTCAGAGTTTATTTCATTCACAGGCATCACCGCTAACGCAGACGGTACAGCAACCCTAACAGGTGTAACAAGAGGACTTGCTAAAAAATATCCTTTCACAAGTGATGCAGCCTACAAGCTCCCACATTCAGGTCAATCACAGTTCATTCTTTCAGACGCTCCTCAAGTATTTCAGCAATATGTACCTCTTACAAACGACGTAACCGTGTCAGGTGTTAAAACATTCTCATCTACCCCAGTATCTAGTGCAGGACTTCCAACAAACAGCGACCAACTTGCTACTAAGCAGTATGTAGACAATACAGCCACAGGTACTACCACAATCAACAGAATTGTCGTAGCAGCGACAGCAGGCGAAACCATAGCAGTAGACCAACTTGTATATTTAAAGGCTTCTGACGGACGCTGGTGGCTCGCAGATGCAGACAGTGCGGCTTCTTCTGAAAACGTCATACTTGGTATTGCACAAGGTGCAGGTACAGCAGGCAACGCAATAACAAATGGTGTACTCACTCAAGGATTTAACACTTTTACAGGGCTTACTCTAACAGCAAATACAAAATACTACGCTTCAAACACAGCAGGAGGCTTCTCAAGCACACCTGGTACTCAAGAAGTAACACTAGGAGAGTCTCAAACAACAACCACTTTCCTATTCTTCCCTCGTAACGACCAGCAAATAACAGAGAATGAACAAGACGCTTTGGTAGGTACAAGCGGAACACCAAGTGCAACTAATAAATATGTAACTAATGACGACACAGCTACTGCCGCTACTGCTGATAAGGTTGCTCGTAGGCTAAGTACAGGAGGAGTAACAGTTCCTAGTAGTCCAACAAATTCTACAGACTCTGCCAGTAAGGCTTATGCTGATTTTTCAAGAACAATACCTCTTGGTGAATCTTTTACTGGAGCCACAACTCCTCAACCAGCAGTTATTGTCGATGACTTAGAACTTAGATATACAGACCAAACTTGTGCTGTCGGGTATTCTACTTACGGCTCTAACACTAATGTTCGCGAAATAGCCATCAAAATAGTCCCGCAATCAAATGTAACTATTGGGAATGCTAGAATATTCGCACAAAAGAACGGCACACCAGCCAATGTAACTATGGAAGTACAAACTGATAGTGCAAGTTTACCTAGTGGTACTCCTGTCACAAATGGAACAAGTAATGCTATTGTAGCAGCTACATTTTCAGGGTCTATGTCTCATATGACATTCACATTTACTACACCTTTTTCACTTACAGCAGGCACTACATATTGGGCAGTCATTAAATTGGCTTCTCTTTCAGACGCAAATAATATAACAGTTCAAACTTTGACAAATGCAAATAAGTATGCGGCTTTTGCAGGTGCACAAAAAGATGGAAGTAACGTATGGCAATCTGGTTCTGAAATGCCTTATGTTAAACTAATTCCTTCTTCTGGTTCAGGAAGCCTATCCTTATGGCGTGCAGATGGAAACGGAGTTGAACCTTTACCTATATTTGATGGTTTCTGTGCTCCTACTGGAAGTGCTGGTGCTTCAGGT